CTTGCGCCGGAGGAGCAAGATGCCGTGAAGGCTTGGGTAATGGCGAATGTACCCGGCGCTAAGTTGAGCGACTGGGGAGCTCACATAGGCAAAGCCCCCGGCACCCTCGTCGGCCCCTACGCGGTGGGTGACGTTGACCGTACCAAGGCGCTGTTTGACCACTGCTACGCCTACGCTGAGCAGAACGGCATGGTGGAAGCCTATGAGCGCGAGTTGCGGCTGGCCCCCATACTGGCCGAAAGCACGGTGCGCGGTACGCGCATTGACTCACAACGACTACAGGAGGAAGCCCGTGTCTACCTTGCGGCAAAGAAAGCGGCGGAGGAATATGTGTTCCGTCAGCTTGGCGAGTTTAACATTGACAGTGACCGCGAATTTGCAGATGCGCTTGACCGAGCTGGCCAAGTTGACGAATGGGTACTCACCCCAACGGGTAAGAGATCCACGGCACGCAAGAATTTGGTGGGCAGAATTAAGGATGCTCAGTTGCTTGCGGCCATCGCATACCGGGGTGTTCTATCAACCTGTCTGGGCACATTCGCTTTTCCCTGGCTGGAGCAAGCTGCTGCGAATAAGGGACGTGTACACCCGCAATGGAATCAGGTGCGTGGAGATAGAGGTGCGGATGGGGACCTTACCGGCACGCGCACGGGCAGGATGTCATGCCGTGACCCCAACTTGCAGAATATCCCCAACGACTTTGACGGGCTGGCAATACCAGACTTTATTCGCCCAATCGTCGGAGACCTAAACCCGGTGATACTCATGCGGCGGTACATGCTGCCGGAGGAGGGACACACTTGGTTGAAGCGGGACTTTGCCGCGCAGGAGATGCGCATCATGGCCCACTTTGCCGAGGGCAAGCTGTACGAGGCCTATCAGCGCGACCCCAACGTGGACCCCCACGACATGGTGCGGGGCATTATTCGCGAGCTAACCGGGCAGGAAATGCCGCGCAAGTACGTGAAGATTACGGGCTTCGGCATCATGTATGGGCGGGGCATCGCCAACTTGTCCGCCGCGCTGGGCGTGCCAGACCACGAAGGTAAGGGCGTGCGGGATGCGTACTTTGCCGCGCTACCGGAGGTCAAACAGCTGAGCCAAGCCACGCGCAATGCGGGCAAGTCGGGCACAGGCATCCGCACCTGGGGTGGCCGGGTGTACTTCCGTGAGCCAGACCCCACCGGGCGTGACCTGAGCTACAAGCTGCTGAACTACCTTATCCAGGGCAGCGCCGCCGACCAAACCAAGCAATCCGCAATTGACTGGTACAATACCAAGGGGGCCAACGATCATTTGCTGTGCTTGGTGCATGACGAAGATAACATAAGCGCCCCTATTGGGGAGGAGCGGCGGGCTATGCGGCTGCTGCGCGAGGCGATGGATGCTGACAGGTTCGACGTGCCCTTCCGCTCGGAGGGATTCTCTGGCCCCAACTGGGCTGACATTAAAGGATTTGATGATGAATGCTGAAGTAAAACCCTTCCGCTGGAGTTTTAGCCAGTGGGAAACATACAACGGATGCCCCGCAAAATGGAAGTACCGCAGTGTGTTGAAGCTGCCAAGTGCCCCACCCGGCCCCGCCGCCGCACGCGGGCTGAAGATACATGACACCATCGAGAACTACATTGGGCAGCGGGCGGAAGAGGCCCACAAAGACATCAGCCCCAAATACTACGGGGTGTTTGATGCCTTCCGCAACCACCCAAACGGCGAACGCCACTGTGAGTACCGCATGGCGCTCAGCAACGACTGGGAAATTGCTGGGCCACTGACTGCCGCTAAGACGTGGTGTGTTATGGTTCTGGACGCTGTGCGGGTGGGGGACGATGCCAAGGGGCCACACGAAAAGCGCACCACCCCGCTGATTGCCCATGTTGGTGAGTGGAAGAGTGGTAAGCCCAAGGACACTCACGTTGACCAGCGCAAGCTCTACGCCCTGGGCAGCTTGCTGAAGTGGCACTGGGTTGATGAAGTGCATGTGACCACCTATTACGTGGAGGACACCGCCCCGCCCGAGCGGCTGAAGGTAGCCAACACCGCCAGCGCCAACGAGAAGCTGAAGACCCTGTGGCGCTCCCGCACTGACCTGATGCAGTCGGATAAGCTGTGTGCACCCAAGCCTGGGATAGCCTGCAACTGGTGCGACTACAGCAAGAAGAAAGGTGGCCCCTGTGTCTTCGGCGGTTAAGCGAGTGCTGCATCTGTGCGCTACGGGGGAGCAGGCCCGCCGCAAGATGTACGACTTCTTCCGGGCAAATCCGGGCAGTATGGCCGAGCAGGTGAAGTGTAGCGTGCGGGTGGGGGATGAGTATCACATATTCCGCAGCGTGCTAAACACCACGGGCACCATTGGGCTGACCTTCCACGCTGTGGTGATGGAGGGCATCTTGGCTGGGCAGCCCGTACCCCCTCAAGTGCTGGCGCGCATCCGCGATGCTTGAGAAAGAGATAGAGCGGAGGGTGGTAAGGTGGCTGCGGGAGCGTGGCTGCATCTGCCTCAAGCTAAATCTTATTGGGAGCACTGGCTGGCCTGACCGGCTGGTGCTCGCCAAGGGTGGGCGCATGTTCTTTCTAGAGCTGAAGCGCCCCGGCGAACGGCTCCGCCGCAACCAGCCAGAGCGAGTGGACCTGTTACGAAATTATGGTTTCTTTGTAGGAGTATATGATGACACAGACGAATGCATTGCCAAGTTGGAAGCCACGTTCTTTCCAAAAAGAGGGGATTAAGCTGGGGCTGGGACAGGCCGCGTTGGGGCTGCTGCTGCCCCCGGGCGCGGGCAAAACCTCCATGGTTTACATGCTCATCAAGGTGCTGATGGCGCAGGGGTTCATCAAGCGGGCGCTGGTCATTTGTCCGGTGCGGCCCATGCTGCGCGTGTGGCCCCACCAGAAAGACCGCTTTGCCGAGTTTGCCGACCTCCGCGTGAACGTACTGCACGGCAAAGATAAGGAGCAGCAGCTTGTGGAGGATGATGTTGACATCTCTGTCATAAACCCGGAGGGGCTGGCGTGGCTCTTCGCCGCTGACAAAGACATGAAGCCGGACCCTGTGCGCATGAAGTGGCTGGCCTCCCGCTATGACATGTTGGTGGTAGATGAGTCAACCAAGTTCAAGAACAGTCAATCCAATCGCTTCAAGCTGCTCAAGGCGCTTGTGCCTAAGTTCAAGCGGCGGTACATCCTCACAGGCACCCCCACCCCCAAGGGGCTGATGGACCTATTTGGACAAGTGTACATCCTGGACGAGGGGCAGTCATTGGGCAGGTACATTACACACTTCCGCACCAAGTACTTCTTCCCCAGTGGGTACGGCGGGTACGACTGGCAACTGATGCCTGACGGAGAGCAGCGCATACTGGACGCGGTGGCCCCGCTTGTGTTCCGGCGTGACCTGAAGGATGCGGAGATTGACCTGCCCGAGATTGTGTGGGATGACATATGGGTAGATCTGCCACCCGCTGCCATGAAGCTCTACCGCCAGATGGAAGACGACATGGTGGCGCGCATGGATGAGGGGAGTGTTGTGGCTGAGAACGGGGCCGTGGCAAGTGGCAAATGCCGACAAATTGCAAACGGTAATCTGATTGACACGGAGACTGGTGAGTGGCGCAAGGTGCACGCCGAAAAGGTGGATGCCCTGGTGGAGCTGATTGAGCAGTTGCAAGGGGAGCCGTGCTTGGTGACTTACGAGTTTAAGTCCGACGCTGCCGACATCATGGCCGCGCTGAAGTGCCCCAACATCAGCAGCGGCAGCGCCAAGAAGGATGACAAGAACATTGAGCACTTCAGCCGTGGGTTGCTGCCCGTGGTCATTGGCAACCCGGCCAGCATCGCCCTGGGGATTGATGGCTTGCAGGACAGCTGCTGTCACATCGCCATGGTGGGCTGCACCTGGAAGCTGCAAGACTACATCCAGGTGATTGACCGCATCCGCAGGCAGGGCAGCAAGTCAAAGCGGGTGTGGGTCCACCGCATACTTGCGCGACACACTCTGGACGAGCGCATGGTAAAGGTGCTGGAGCAGCGGGAAGCCACACAGGACAACTTTATGGACTTGCTGAAGGCCATGCGCAAGCAATAGGTAAAAGCTATGGGTCTGCATTGCTTCATATCAAAATACAATTAGCCCTACAAGGCTAGATTGGGCATACTACGTACTCTAGTTTACAAGTTACTGAGATGAATATTTTCTACCTCCACCAAGAACCCGCTGTTGCTGCCACTTACCAGCACGACAAGCACGTAGTCAAGATGATCCTCGAGACTACGCAAATCTTATCCACTGTATATGCCCGTTACGGACACACCACCAAGTACAAGCCCACGCATGCGAACCATCCGTGTGTGCGCTGGGCTGGCGACAGTGTTGCGCACTATCAATGGCTTGTCCAGCACGCGCTGGCGCTGTGCAGGGTATATGCCACCACCTATGGCCGCACCCATGCGTGCAGGGCGGTCCTGGCGGGTCTTGAGCGGCCCCCTACGGGGTTGCACGCTGCCGGGTGGTGCCCGCCGCCGCAATGCATGCCACCAGAATTTCAGGTTGACGGTGACTCAGTTACTGCCTACCGAAACTACTACCTCGCCCGGAAGGTAGGTCAATCTAGATGGACGCGCCGGGACGTCCCACCCTTTGTAACTTTAGGAGAATGTACCATGGCAACTGCCACCAAGAAAACCGCACCAAAGGCCGCACCAAAGGCCGCACCAAAGGCCGCACCTGTGATTGAGCAGCCGGAAGCCGTTGCCGCCGAACCCCGCAGCCGTGGACCTCGTGGCACCACGGAAGCTGCTGTGATCACCCTGTTGGTGGAAGCCAACCCCAAGCGCGATGGCAGCAAGGCCCACGCCGTGTTCAGCCATTACGAAGACGGCCAAACCATCGCCGAGTTCTGCGAGGCACTGGAAGCCACCGACCCCGAAATGCTCAAGGAAGCCACGCCCAACCTCGTGTATGACGCAAAGCATGGCTTCATCAGCATTGAAGGCTACGAGCCGCCCGGTGGCGTGACCATCAAGGAAGTGAAAGAGCCCAAGCCAAAGGCTGAAAAGGCCCCGCGCAAAGCCAAGGCGGAAAAGCAAGTGGCCGACACGGCGGAAGCCGACGCCATGGCCAACGAAGAGGTCATTGACTGAGCAGCCTCCCCACCCTGGGATTGACTTGACCAAATCCCTAGCTCTGAGAGTTAGGGATTTTTCCTGGAGAATTGACTATGGACATTGTAATACCCACTCTGGGGCGCTGTGATATGGCTCGCCAGCACACCCTCCGACAATTGAACGCGGGGGGTCTCACCCCCACCATGGTCGTACAGCCCCACGAAGCCCGCTGGTGGCGGGGGCTGCACTCATTTTGGAAATTTGACGTACACACCCTGCCTGAGAACGTCAAGGGCATTGCAGCCACCCGAGACTATATCATCCACGACATGCCCGGTAACGACCCTGTCTGCATGTTTGATGATGACCTCCACTTTGCCGTGCGCCGCGACGATGATCGCACCAAGTTCCGCCAGCCGGAGCCAGCCGACATTGCCCGCATGGTGGACAGCATCTACTTGGCCCTAGAACACTCCCCCCACGTGAGCATCGGCGCACGCGAAGGAGGCAATAGGGTCACAGAGGAGGTGTCTTTGAACACCCGCATGATGCGTGTGCTGGCCTACGACCGGCACGTGCTGCGCAAGCTGGGGATAACCTTCGCCCCCATGGAGGTGATGGAAGACTTTCACGTTACGCTCCAGCTTCTGCGGGCGGGGTGTGACTGCGCAGTGTTGAACAATTGGGTCAGCAACCAAGCCGGGGGCAGCGACGCACCCGGAGGCTGCTCCACATTCCGCACGCTGGAGGTGCAGTCCCGCAATGCACATCTACTGGCCGCGCGACACCCGGGCTTCGTAAAGGCGGTGAAGAAGCAGACTAAGACGGCGTGGGGTGGGCAGGAACGTACGGACGTTGTGGTGCAGTGGAAGCAAGCCCGCAAGGCAGGAGGTGTGAAATGACCATGTCCGAACAGATGGC